GACAACCCGGGCCTGCCGGCGATCGTCTACGCGGTCATCCAGAACGACGTCATCGAGAGCCGCAAGGGATTCTCCGGGCTGCGGTGCCCGACCGTGGGGATCGAGTGCATGGCGCGCACCTCCAGGGCGGCCGAGACGCTGGCGGAGCTGGTGAGGGCAGCGCTGCACGGGCATTCGGGCGACTTCGAGGACCTCATCATCCACAACATCCTGGAATGGGAGGCAGAATCGGCCGTGGACGGCGGGGACTACTTCGAGGAGGAGACCGGGATTTTCACGGTGGCGTGTTCCTGCCGACTCTGGTATTCGTAAGTCTGTCAGGGATTTTTTTACTCTCAGAGGAACATGAGCAACGCGATTCCAGGCTCCAAGGTCGTTCTCAAGCGCGGCGACGGCGCGACCCCCGAGGTCTTCTCCGAGGTCGCCGAGGTCAAGGGCGTCACCGGCCCTTCGATGACCTCCGGCGTGGTCGATGTCACCAGCTTCTCCTCGCCCGACAACTACCGCGAATTCATGGCCACCCTGAAGGATCCCGGCCAGCTCACGTTCATGATCAACTTTAACCCATCGCTGGCGAACCACGGGCTACTGAAGGACGACTTCGACGACCAGCTCGTGCACAAATACAAGCTGGAGTTCCCGGACGCGGACGCGACGACTGTCGTGCTCCCATGCATCCTGACCGGGCTCGAGATTTCGGCCGAACTGGAGCAGGCGGTCCAGGCGAACGTCACACTCAAGATCACCGGGGCGCCGATCTGGTCGTAATTTGACCCTTCCGGAGGACTATGGAGCACGCTGACAAGGCGCTTCCCGAGGTTTTCATCACGGTTTTCGGCGAGCGGCACCGGCTCATCGCCAGTTTCGGGACCTTCGCGCGGTACGAGAAGGCCACGGGCAAGAACGCCCTGGACGGCCTCAACTGGACCTCGCCATCGGCCACCGACCTGGTCACGCTGATCTGGGCGGCCCTCGGCGGCGAGAGGTTCGGCAGGACGACCGACGAGGTAGCCGACGAGCTGAACATGACGCACCTGGAGGATGTCAAGCGCCTCATCCAGACCATGTTCAGGCAGTCCGAGCTGCCAGCCGGGCAAAAAAAAGCCGACGCCGCCTGAGTGGGGGCGGCGGAGAAGGCGAGGACCCCCCACTCTCTTGGTTGGATTTGTGGGCAATAGCGGTGTACGACTTCAGGCTCTCCGATGAACAGTTCTGGAACCTGACCCCCGCCCAATTCTCTGCGCTTTCCAAACGCCTCGACGGCAAGACACGCCACATCGACTTCCACGCCGGCGTCGTCGCCAGCACCATCGCCAACTGCCACCGCGACCCGAAGATACGCCGCGAGCCGTTCAAGCCGGCCGACTTCATGCCGGTCTACGACGCCGACGAGACGCCGTCCCGCGGCGCGGAAATGTCCCCCGAGCAGATCCTCGGGTTCATGAAGGCGGCCTTCCCGAAGGGGAAGAAGGGCCGCAAGGAGGCCCGTGGCTAAGAAGACACACTACGAGCTGATTCTCGACCTCAAGGCGGACATCACCTCCCTCAAGAAGGACCTGGGCGCGGCGACGGCGCAAATCAACTCCTTCGGGGTGACCGCCAACCGGATCGCCGACAACTTCCGGATGACCTTCGCCCGCGGTCTCAAGCAGGGTTTTGCCATCTTCGCAGGGGGCGAGCTCCTCAACATGACCAAGCGCCTCGCCCGCGGCATGTGGGATCTCGCCAAGGAGGGCAACAAGGCGGCCGACATCGTCGAGAACTTCGAGCGACTGGGAGGCAGCGCCGACTCCATCCGCAGGGCACAGGACGCCGTCCTCGGGACCGTCAGCGCGTTCGACCTGATGAAGGTCGCCAACGAGGGGCTGCTGCGCGGGCTGCCCAATCTCAACAACAACTTCGCGCTGCTGGTGGACTACGCCGGGCGCTTCGCCCAGGCGAGCGGCAAGGAGCTCTTGCCGACCATCCAGGGGCTCACCGACGCGCTCGGAAAGGGCTCGGCGAGGGCGCTCAAGGAGTTCGGCATCTTCGTTCAGGACGGGGCGGGCAAGAGTGAGGTGTTCTCGCAGGCGCTGGCGCAGATCAGCCAGCAGATGACGGTACTCGCCCCGATGACCCGGGATGTCGGGACGGCGCAGGAGGAGCTGACAACTGCCATCAAGGACGCCGTCACGCAGATAGGCATGGGCATCACGGCGAGCGACTCCCTAGCGGGCTCGTTCCACGAGATGGCGGTCAGCGTCCGGGAGGTGGACTGGAAGGATGTCGGGCAGAGCTTCGCCGAGATCGCCACGAACATCATGGACATCGGGCAATCGATCGCCTCGGTGATGCCGAGCCTGAACAGGTTCGCAGAGTTGCTTCGACTGGTAACGGGAAGAACCACGGAGGCCGACGGGGCGAACTACGCGCTGGCGGAGATCAACAAACAAATCGGTGGCGCGGACAAAATGCTCGCCTACATCGAGTCCCAGCGGGGTCCGAACAATTCCGCTTTGGTTGAAAAACGGCTCGCTGAAACGAGGGCTTATCGGGACGACCTTCTGCTGCGGGCAAGACTGCTCTCGACCGTTTCAAACAGCGGATCGATGGTCGGCCCCAACGATGTGGCCGCAGCCAAAGGCGAGCAAAGGCTCCTCCAGCTCAACGACACACTTGCTTCACTCCAACGCAAAAAAACCGAAATGCTCTCGGCGGGAATCTCCAACGTGGAGGTCGTCGACTCCGAAATCAACAAAACACGGGAACTGATTGCCGCCAAGCAGGAAGAGCTGAAGGCCATTAAGCAAATCAAAACGGAGCAAACACCTGAGCAAAAAACAGAAAAAACCTCCCCCTTTGCCCCCGCAGCCCCCTCCTCGCCGTCCTCCACCGACCTCGCTTTCGCCAACAAGGAGGTCTCCGACCTCAAGGCCCAGGTCCGGGCCGCCATCGAGCAGCGGGACACCGGCGTTTTCGAGACACTCAAGGGCAACCTCCGCACGGCGCTCGAGGACGCCTATATCCAGAGCAACCAGAAGTTCGTCGAGGCCGGGCTCCTCTCCAACGCGCAACTGAAGGACGACGCCATCCGGGCCGCCAACGCCGAGATCTCGCACTACGACCAGCAGATGAACGGGGCCAATCAGCGGGTCGCCGCCGGCTTCGGCAAGGCCGTCGCAGAGATCGGACGCGCCCAGGTCGAGGTCATCCAGAACGACCTCGCCCGGGCGGTTGACAGCCTGGACTTCAACCGCTTCCAGCAGCTCATCCCGCAGCTCCAGGCGGCCGAGGAGAGGGCCTTTGTCGAGGCGAACAAGGCGTGGGTGGACGACCGGCTGATGAGCATGGAGGAGCTCAACAACCGCGCTAAAGTCCACGCCATCGAGCAGGTCGAGACCTGGTACGACAAGATCTCCGAGCGAGAGCGTCAGTTCGCCGAGAACCTACTCCAAGCGCACCAGGACGCTGTCAACACCTACAACGCCCTGTTCTCCAACATCCTTAACGGCGGATTCTCCGACTGGCGGCAGAACCTGAAGGACCTCGCCGCGGGATTCCTCGCCGAAATCGCCGCAGGGCTCGGCGGGGCGCTCGACCCCAGGCTGACCAACGCCAACGGCATCGGCCAGGTTATCGGCGAGGGGATCACCTCGGCCCTTGGAGATTTTTTTGGCAGCCTCCAATCACCCGGATCCCAACCTGCGAACTACTACGGGGCAAACACCCCTTCGGGCGCAGGTGGCAGCAACAGCTTTTTCCAGCAGCTTGGAAGCGTTTTTGGATCGTTTTTTGGTTCAAGCGGGAATCCGACGACAGACCAGGCCCACAACATCGGGATCCAAGGCCCCGGCCTTGCGAACGGGTCGTTCGGCAGCTCGGTCAGCCAGACCGACATGGCCCACGCCCAAGGCATACAAGGCCCGGGAATGGCCGACGGATCATTCTCATCGGGTGGCCAGGAAGGGGGTTATGGAGGTTACATCCAGGCGGCGACCCAAATTATCGGGGACATCGTTTCCGCCCGGGATCGTGACAAGCAGAGCAAGAGCAACCAAGGCACCGGCGCGGCCGTCGGAGGCGGCATTGGCGCCATTATCGGCGGCATTTTCGGAGGTCCCGGAGGTGCGGCCGTAGGGGCCACCATTGGTTCAATTGCCGGCGGCACGGCCGGTTCTTTCTTTAAATGGGGCCCCCAAAACAAGGAAACCATCGCCCGACACCAGTTCGCCAACTTCCTGGAGGACTTCTTCCAAAAGAACAACGGGCTCATCGTTTACGACAAGAACAACCAGAACCCGACAAGAATGACCAACTTCCTGGAGGGGGGAACCGGCCGGTTCAACGACGGAAGCTGGGCTGACGAGATGAATGCGCAGGGACTTGAGGTCTCTCGCACCTTCAGGGGCCTTGGTGAAGCCTTTAAGGACATCTTAGGCCTCACCGAGGATGTCGGCGCTCAGCTCGGTTACCTGCTCGGAGAGAACCTCAAGTACAACGTCAACAACGCCCGTCACCTGGTGAAGCGGCTGGGACTGAACATGGAAGACCTCATTGACAAGCTTGTCGAGGGGGGACTCAAGGGCGAAAGGACATGGCTGGAGGTCGAGAGCGACATTCAGGGCGTCAACGAAGCCTTCAAGGATGGGCTCGTCGAGGTCGGCGCCTTCGACCTCGCCTTCAAGAACCTCGTCAACTCGGGCGCCCGCGGCTTTGAGGCGGTGCAGGCTATACGCGACATCGGGGTGGAGGCTGGCGAGGCCAACATCAAGACCTTCGATCAGCTACGGGCGCTGCTCCTCAAGACTTACGACCCCGCCACCGTCGACGCCTTCTTCCAGGCCCTCAAGCAGCGAGGCATCACGAACCTCGACCAGCTCGCCAAGCTCGACAACCGCACGGCGGGAGGCATCGTCGCAGACATGCAGGCTCTCGGCGCCAATTTCAACGACGGCGCCAACGAGGTCTCCAAGACAATGGCCGACGCCGGCAAGGAAATCACCGACAACTCATCCGCCACGCGCGAAAACTCCTACTACCTCAAAAAAAACACCGAGGCGCTTTCCGGCGGCAAGGTCCAAGCCCCGGCCAACCCGACAACCCAAGAAGACCCAGAGCAGGCCTTTGCCTCGGGCGGGGTGGTGCTCGGCCCGACCGTGAGCCTCATGGGCGAGGCGGGACCGGAGGCGATCCTTCCCCTGACCCGGGTCAACGGCAAGCTGGGCGTCCGTTACCAGGGCGGCTCAGGCGGGGGCCTCACCGCCGTCTACCACATCGACGCCAGGGGCGCCGCACCGGGAACCGAGCGCCGCATCCGCGCTGCTATCGAGGAGGCGCAGGAGCGCGCCAGCCGCCGCTCCGCCAAGGCTATGCAAAAGACCGGGGCGGAGGCACTCTAGCGGCATGGCCATCACCTACCCACTCCAGCTTCCCGACAACGGCGCAGGCATCGAGTCGTTCCGGCTGATCGCCAACCACGCCGTCGGCGTGCTGCGCTCCCCGTTCACCTTCGCCACGCAGACCCAGCGCCACCCAGGCCAGGCCTGGAGCGTCGAGGTCGGCATCGCACCCTGCCGCGAGGACGGTGCCGAGCCGTGGATGGCTTTCCTGCTCAGGCTCAACGGCCCGCACGGGACCTTCCTCATGGGTGACCCGTGGCACAGGTCGCCTCGCGGCACCGCCACCGGCAGCCCCGAGGTCCGCGGAAACCACGCAGCCCGGGCAGCCACCCTCCTGACCGGCGGGTGGACCGCAAACACCGCCGGGATTCTCCTGGAGGGCGACTACATCCAGATCGGCGAGAGACTGCACAAGGTCCTGCTCGACGCCGACTCCGACGCCTCGGGACAGGCCACTCTGGAGATCTTCCCGGCGCTGCGGGTCGCCGTCGCCGACAGCGAGGCGATCATCACGGAGGAGCCCAAGGGGTTATTCCGGCTGGCCGACGCCGAATCCACGCTGACCGAGATCGATAAGGAGCGATTCTACTCCATCAGCTTCACGGCGATGGAGGCCGTCTGATGTGCCGAGGAACTTGACAAGCGGATTCATTGAACACGCTACGGCAAGGGAAAATCGCCCGATCATCCTCTTCCAGGCCGACCTTGACGGCTCATCGCTGCGCCTGTGGAACGGCGTGGCCAACCTTTCATGGGACGGGGCCGAATGGCTTGGCAACGGCTGGCTTCAGGGCGTCGAGGGCGCCTCGGAGACCCCCGAGGTCGAGGCCACCACCATGCGAGTCATCATCTCTGGAGTTCCCGCCGCATTCGTCTCGCTCGTCCTTAACTCCCAAAAGCGCGGCGCCGAGGGGAGGCTCTACATCGGGTTCCTTGATTCGTCGGACGCCGTCGTGAACTCCCCATACCTGTGGTGGCTTGGACGCTATTCGCACTCTGAATTCGATGACAGCGGCGCGGAGATCAGCGCCTCGTTGCACTACACCTCCCCGCTGGTGGACATGGACAGGCCCAATGAGAACCGCTGGAACAACGTCTCCCAGCGGCGGTTTTACCCGGGGGACAGGGGGTTCCGCTACATCCGCTCAGCGGCCAAGTGGAACGGGAGCTGGGGGAACTGATGGGCCGATGGAGGAGCTGGACAGGCAGGGGGATGCTGACGACCGACGAGCTGCGCCGCTCGTTCCGCTACACCCGCGTCAGCGACGACACTGCCGGCGTCCTCCGCTCCAAGCGCAAGCGCAACGCCACCCGGCGCGATCGCAAGCGCGCCAAACTCCAGAAACTCCGCCAGCGGGAAAAGGCCCGGCGCGACCCGTCAGTTCCCTGGGAAATCGTCTACGGTCTGGTGGAGATCGGCGGCGTCATCACCTTCATCCACACCAGCGGCTCCGCAAAGGACAAGAACAAGAATCTGCACATGATCGTCACGCTCTGCGCCCACGAGATTCAAGCGATCGACGCCGTGTTCATCGACGAGTACCAGGTCGAGTGGGAGCGCAACCCAGCCAACCGCCCGACAAAGGCGGCCACCGGCAGCGGATACTTCCAGTCCCCGCGCATCGACGCCGCCGGCAAGTTTCGCAGCGTCTTCTCGATGCAAATCAATTATGGCTGGGCCGGAAGCCTCGCCCTCTCCGCGCCCTCCAACGACGACTCCGACTCCTACGAGCCGGTCTCCTCCAAGTGGACGGCGGACCACCGCCAGAGGGGGCACACCCATGTCTACCTGCGGATGGTCTGGAACGAGAAGATCTTCAAGGGCGGCGTCCCCGACATCGTCTTCCGGGTCCGAGGCATGAGGAAGGTCACCGACCCGAGGACCAACGAGGATGTCCCCGGCAGCACCAATCCCGCCCTCATCCTCTACGACTACGTCACCAACCCGTGGTTCGGCATGAACATCCCCGCGGACCGGATCGACATCGAATCTTTCAGGGCAGCCGCCGACATCTGCGACGAGCCGGTGGAGCTCGCCGACGGCACCTTCCAGAAACGCTACGAGATCAACACCCACTTTTCCCTAGACCAGTCGCCACTGACGACCCTGCGCGAGATGACCGCCGCGATGGCGGGACGCCTTTGCTACGTCGAGGGGAAGCTCAAAGTGCTGGCCGGCAAGGGCCGGACCCCGGTGCTCGACATCACAGAGGACATGATCGTCGGCGACCTCACCATCGAGACTGCGACCCCACGGGAGGACTCGTTCAACGTCGTCAAAGGATCGTTTGTCTCCGCCGAAAAGTTCTTCACCGAGGACGACTTCACCCCGGTGGAGAACGCCGCCTACCTTGAAGAGGACTCGGGCGTCGAGGTGAGGGAGGACGCGCAGTTCGACATGACCACGAGCGAGGTCGGCTGCCAGCGCCTCGCCAAGATTCTGCTCGAGTCCAACCGCCAGGGCATCACAGTCGAGCTGGTTGCGACGATGGCGGCATACCGGGCCGAGCCGGGCGAGTGGATCACCCTGACGCTGCTGCGATACGGCTGGGACGCCAAGCC